AGCTCTCAACTGATTAACAAACTCACCTTGAGCTGTGTAGTCCTCACGACCAACGCCGCACATAGTTAAACTATCTATCGCTAAGTGGTTGATGTCAAGCTCTTGTCCAGCATAGTGTACAAGGCCTAGTATACGCTCTTGAGGAACTTTATCTAAACAGTCATAGATATGCCCTACTTCCTTCATCCTCTCAAGCCATCCTAGCGCAAAATCTCTCGATGGTGAACAACCTGCTGCTTGCGAACACATCCATTGCAGCGTTTCTTCTGGCTTCATTTCCATTGACGCTACCAGGCACCTGCGACCTCTGGCCATTAAGTAAGTAAAAACATTACTCAGCAAAAGCGTCTTGCCGTGACCATTGATACCTGACCATATCGAAAGCTGGCCCTGACCTAACCTAACAGCGCTATGTGTCTTTGACCAAGGCAGTTTATCGCCAACCAAACCAGTACCACCCTCCAATTGCTTCAGCAACCTATCGCTGTAAGAATTAAATGTGCCAATTTCTTGACTCTCTTGTTTCCCAATAAAACCTAATAAATCCTTATCCGTAATATCAATTTTTTGCATTTCTCTCTCCTGTTATTCCTAACACAACTTACCGCTAAAAAAGAGCCATTTAAGGGAAAACTTTACACCCCTTATCTGTACCTTTAAACCCATATTTGTGGTTCTTGCTCTCTGCAATCGCCTTTCTTGATGGTTAATACATCCCACTTATCCCTTAATTTTTTTGGACTCAGGATATTTGACTTCCAAAAATCATCGCTATTGGCAAACCTGAATAAAATTAGTATCTCGCTATGAGAATAGTTATCTTGCTCTCTCATCAACCTGATCTCATTAGCCCAGGATTCCATAGCTGGTTTTCGATGCCTTGGATTCAAACTTAAGATCAAATTGTAGATCGTTTCTGCTGTTTCAAGATCGCTATTTTCGTAGTGTAGGTTCTTTTTAGGTTTACTTATAGGTTTGTGTCCCAAATTTGGTACTGCTTTTGAGGAAATATGGGTCTGCCCCAGTACCGTTAATGGGCTACCCCCTATAGCTAGAAAATACTGATTACTGGAACCCTCAACTTTGATCCTGTTGAGTAATTCTTTTTCATCTAAAAGCCGTAAAGCTTTCAATACAGTTTTTCTATCTAGCGATGTCTTCTTGGCGATGTAATTCACGCTAGGATTACACTGACCTGTATCACCATTGTGACAATCTGATAGGCATAAAAGCACTAACTTCTCAGAGGAAGGCACTTGTATACCCCAAGCCCAGAATGTCGCCTGCGCGCTCATACAGAGCCTCTCAGCGCCATAAACGATGCTAGTTCATCGTTCTTATCTTCTTTTGTCTGCTTCAAACCTTTTTCTCTCCTGCTTTGCGATATATCTAAATACAATTCGTGATAGCCAACGGGTTTTATCCTGCGTTTAATGTGACATTCGTACCCATCATCAGGAAATAACTCGTGATACTTCATCCCAACGCTATCAATAACTTCTTTGGCACCGCATCCAGACCAACACTTGATTAAGATTTTGCCATTGTCTGCCTCATCGATACAAAGTGAGGGGCTTTTGTCATCGTGTGCTGGGCATAATGCCACCCAACTTCTAGTGTGACCTTTTCTAGCCTTTACTTCCTTGGCGTGATTAAGCTTTGACACTAGCTTGTCTGCTGACATACTGCACTCCTTAGCTCCTTAACTAATTTAAATTCTCTAGCCCTAGTGTCAGGAACATCTTCTTTCCACTGATAGACAGCCTGGACTTTACAGTTAAAGTATTCAGCCACTTCCATAGGTGAACCAAAGAACTCCACTAACTCTTCGTAACTTACTTTCATACATACCTCCAATTGATGTGAGCAGTGAATGTAATGTAGCTTACATAAAATAGCAAGCGTTTTATTTATTACAAATCGTTAATTGTTTTTTTAAATAAATTAAACTATAGTTCGTACTAAGTTCTGAGGAGGACAAATCACATGAATAACATTCCAGACAACCCCGCACGAGTAGCATCGCCTACACCACCATCTAAAATAAACACTAAAGAAATTAAGTTTAATCTTATCCAGGCTTACTTAGATTCTGACGTTGACGATGGCGCATTCCACGAAGAGCTAGAAAATTATATTGTTGAAAACGGCTTGATACATCATTGGATGCGTCAATTGTACACTCGTGAAGCTGACCAGGTGCAGCTTGATATGCAAGATTTACTTAACTCAGTTGCGTTAAATTATGTGGAGCGGGTGCTATGAAGGTTAAAAATTTATTAGCAGAAGAGGTAGCCGAAATGCTTGACACATCTAAGGGCGATGAAATGTCTGCTCTAGCTCAAGACGGTTGGATCGAGTTTGAGCTAATGATTGCTATTGATAGATATTTATCGAGTCAAGATTTTACCAATGGCTATGCTTTTGCAAAAGATATTGAATCAAAAGCTTTACAAATTTGGCGGCGAGATAATGCAATGTATATAGCCAAGAAAAACGCTACAGAAGATGAGGTGCCATTTTAATGAATCAGCATGTAATTGATCTCTTACTTGATAACATTAAGCGTAACCTTGCAATCTATTGTAACCAAGACTTTACAGATAGTGCGTTTTTTAAGAAGATGTCAGCTACTAGGTACAATATAAACCTTGAAAGATTTGAAAGGATGGTGCAAAGAGAAATTAATTTTCAAAAATATTTTGATGAAGAGGGGAATGAAGAAAATGAACAAATCAGAAAGTATAGCTAATTTAGCAAAAGCCTTATGTCAGGCTCAAACTGAAATGGGTGGCGCGGTTAAAGATGCAACGAACCCGTTTTTTAAATCTAGTTACGCTGATCTTACTAGCGTTATAAAAGCTATCAAGGAACCGTTCGCTAAAAACGGATTGTCGTACTCGCAGTTTCCAGTGACTTCTGAAGGCGGTGGCGGAGTAGGTGTTACAACAATCTTGATGCACTCGTCAGGCGAATGGTTAGAGTCAGAGTTCTACTTACCGCTTGCCAAGAAAGACCCGCAAGGTGGTGGTTCGTGTGTGAGCTATGCTCGTAGGTATTCTTTGCAAGCAATGGCTGGAATTCCAACAGCAGATGACGATGCAGAGGCTGCGATGATGCGGGGAAAGCCAGTTGAGAAGTCTATAGAGGAGCTGTGCGCTGAGGCAGTAGAAGCTCACATTGATTCTCTACAGTATATCCGCAAAGTTCTCTGTGACCCTACGGATGACAACCTGGCATTAGCTAAAGAAGCTTTTGGCGAGATACCAGAAGATGATCAAAGAGCTATGTGGGTAGCACCTAGTAAATGTGATACTTACTTTCTAACAACCGAAGAGCGAAAATTATTAAAAGGATTATAAAATGAAAGAAGAATCATCACTCTTAATAACAGCATTAACAATTATAGTTTCTATTGCAGCTTGGGCCACGCACATCATTCATTGCCTAATGCACGCTAAGTATTTATTGTTAATTGCTGGCGCGTTTATGTTCCCAGTTGGAATCATTCACGGTGCGGGCCTTTGGTTTGGAGTAACTTGGTAATGTGGAATTATAGAATTATTAAAGAAGACAATGAAATATCTATTAAAGAAGTGTTTTATGATGTAGATAAAAAACCTATAATGTACGGCGCTGCTCATCTCTCTGTTAATTTAGAAATGGAAAAGCCGATTGAGAATGAAGCGCTACACATTGCTAACATTTTAACTCGTATGGCAGATGCGCTTAACTCACCAATATTAAATGCGTATGATTTTAAAGAAAAAAAATTAACAACTAATGCAGTAGACAAAGGTTTAAAACAATCTTACAACCCAACTAAAACTATACACTAGGAGAAAATTATGACTGATTATGATAACAACAACCGAGGCGCTATCTGGAAAAATGACGACCGCAAATCAGATAAACACCCGCAATACAAAGGTAGCATTAATGTTGCTGGCGTAGACTATTGGCTAAGCGCTTGGATTGGTAATAAGGATAATCCTAAAGCCCCTGCGTTAAGTTTAAGCGTCCAGGCTAAAGATGAACAAGCCAAGCCTGTTAAAGCTGCTGCAACACCAGCAGATGACTTTGATGATGACATGCCATTTTAAAGGAGAGAAATATGTTTACTAAATACGGTACGTTAGCTTTATTATTATCTGCATGTATTTTTGTTGGGTTTTCAACAAAATCTAATGCATTTACTTCAAAGCAAATTATGGATAGTTGTACTTCGGAATCTTTACAAGATTTTTGTGATGGTTTTTTTCTTGGAGTTACTGACGCTCATTTAACCTCAATGATTTTAATTAGCACTTTAAATGAAGGACCTGATTGTGCTGAGTGGAAGGCTTATTCTGCGGGAATGCTTAGATCGGCATTTGAAGCTGAATATAATTCTCCATACAAATCTTTCCAACCAGGTGAGGATCCAGCGTTTTGGATGATAAACCAGGTTATGACTAATGGTGATTGCGCTCACCTAGTACAGATTGAAGTTGAAACTAAAAAAGACATAAAGATTTAATTAGAAATGGCCGCTAAAAAGAAAGCAAAAAATGCACATGAGTTACGCAAGGAAGCACTCCAAGCTATTCAGAAACTAGTTAGGTTAATAGAGTCTGACGCTAATGGGTATTGTACTTGCGTAACCTGTGGAGTTACAAAGCAGTGGAACAAAGGGATGCAAGGCGGTCACTTCATCCCCAAAAAAGCTAGTAAATACTGGGCTTTGGAGATTGATAATATTCATCCTCAATGCGCTTATTGTAACCAGTATGCTATGCCTTTTGGTATTGCTGCTCATAAGTATACGATTTATATGCAAAAGCTTTATGGCAATGAAGTTGTTGATCAAATGCTTGCAGACATAAAAAAGCCGCAGAAGCTTTGTCCTGCTGACTATAGAGATATGATTGAAAATTTTAACGAACGAATAGATAGACAACTAGAGAGAATAGGACAATGATTTCAGTTATTAGCATTACCGCAGACGATCCAACTTCACAAAAGGCTTTGATGGCAGAGTATTTGCCAGAAGATAAGATTTTAGTTTTAAGTATTGATGGGTACGAACAACCTTACACGTTTACTATAACCGAAAGTGCAACAGCTATGACTCTTGGTAAGTTCTTATGTGAGTGCGGGGCTGACATCGAGGGGCTTGAGGACGAACTTGATTCGCTTTTAACGGATCTATAGATTTACTTACGACATTGGGGAGTTGAACCTCCTTGGGTAGCGCTGGCCTACCTTATCCCCAAAGCCAGCTACTAACTAATTAGCGAGAGATATAATGACTGATAACGTGAATCACCCCGCACACTACACTAAAGGTGACATAGAGACCATCGACTACATCGTTGACGTTCTTGGCACACAAGGCGCTATAGACTACTGTCACGGCAATGTAATCAAATATACTGGCGGTAGGCTTATGAACAAAGGAAACTCAATAGAGGACGCTAACAAGGCTATATGGTACACCAATAAAATGGTTGAGCTGCTAGAAAAGAAGTATAAAGACGACGACGAAGAGTATTTAAACTATTACACTCGTACTGTTAGTGCCAATCCAGCGATTAAAGTAAACTACTAGAGGTAATCATGGGTAAAGGATCGAAGCCAAGACCTATTGAGATAGGAAGAGAAGAATTTAGTAAGAAGTTTGATGGGATAGACTGGAGTAATACGAAGGAGTCTTCAAAGAAAAAGGCTTCCAAGAAGAATGAAAATAAAATTCTTCCCAGAAGCCGTAGCTTTTAAGGAGCTTCTGGCCTGAATCCCCACTTTCTCCATTCCTTCATGTATGCGTTAAGAGTCTCTAGCTCAGACTCTTTTAGCTGTTCTGCTGAAACATTAGCAAACTTTTCACCATTTCTTTCAACAACGTATTTTTGTTGCGGCTCCATTGCTCTTATTTGATCACGAGCCAGCTCTAACCTTGTTACAACCCCATCAGGCTTACCAGTAGAATCAACTATAGCTTTTCTTTTTTCGTACTCTTTATGATTTAAAAGCTCTTTAGCAGCTTTAGCATACTCGCCTTTTTTAAAGTGTCCAGTCCATTTTTGAGCCTTTCCCTTCCTTGGGCCTTTGTTGAGCCTGGTGTCACCCCTGTAATGAAGAGACATTAGTGGGGTTTGCTGCTCATAACTGTAATCTCCATACTTTGGAAATATTGATTTAAGCTCTCGCTCTTTAGCATTGAAAGATTCAACAAATGGCTTCTTTAAATATGTACCAGTTTGACCAACGCCAGTTGTTAGCACTGGCTTTTCAGCGGTATCATAGTAAAGGCCATCAACGAATCCTTCGTGCATTACAATATCCCTTTGCACAGGGTTAAGCTTGAAACCTTCTAATGCTTCAACTTGGGCTATAGCTTCATCTCCACGATATTCTGTTGAGTTAAAGTTTAATCGCATATCCCTATTGCGACCAGGATAATCTTTATTTGGAACTTGAGAGTTAGCAGTTATTTTCCCATCGGTTCTCGTTATAGTTGGGAACCTTGGGTCGTCTTGCCTTTCTTCCATTGGAGCAATATCCATAGGCTGCATTGCCGCTAGCGTTGCAAGTGTTGGATTATCCATCATACTAGATTCCTCGTAACCTATTGCCAAGCTGCTGTGGGTTAAAGTTAGGATCTTCACGAATAACACTAGGAGCATTGTTTGCCTGTCTAATAGATAAGTTAGTTTGAACACCCGCAATCAAAAGCCATTGATGGACCATCGCTACAGCTTCATCTACGTTTTTAATTTTATCTACTTTCTTGACGTAGGACGCAAACTGAGTTGGATCTAAAAGCATTTCATCTACTAATAAGGACATCTTATCTTGAGGTATTTTCTCAAGGACCTTTTCCATAACTCGACCACCAACATTGGCCATGATTAATGGTGATTGACCAAACTGAGAGCCAATCTTAGCACCTAAAACTTTACCGATAGTGCTTAACAATAAAGATTTCTGGTAATCAGAATCAGTTTTGCCGTACCCAGGTCTTGAAACAATATCATCATTCTTCTTCAAGATGTCATCAATGATCTTGCCTTTGTCTTCGCCAAATAGTTTCTTAAGCTCAGGCAGGATAGCTTTTCTTGTTCGGTAAGGTATTACTCGACCATCTTCTACTATACGGCTTATAAAGCTCGATCTAAGCCCCTCTAAAGCCTTACCAGTCTTGTCCATGCTTACTTGCTTGACTAGCTCGTTCATAGCTTGGCCTGGCTTACCGGCCTTACCACGAATGATTGAGTCTATAGCTTTGTTTGGGCTATCAGCCTTTATCCACAAGTGAGCTACGCTTTGCTTAACATCTTTTCTTGACTGCTTTGCTGCAAGCTCTGCAAGCTCTACATCATTACCTTTGATTGTAGCTTCTTCTAGCTGCTCTCTTACAGCCTTAAACTCAGGTCTACGCAAGAAAGGTGCATAAGCGTCTAGGAACTTTTCAGCAGCATCTTTATTAATAGCGCCATTGTTAAATACCGATGAAGCGAATGAAGCTTTAACATTCTCAACAACCATTCCTGTAACGCCTGGCTCAAACTCAGCAGCTCTTAATAGTTCGTCTGCCGCTTTAGCGCCAGCATCTCCTCGTCTAAATATCTTAGAGTTTAATAGCTGACCTATCTCATCACCAGCGCGAACAACGGTAGATGGATCGTCAAATGTAGCTTTGATTTTCTTTGTGATTTCAGACGCTATCCCGTACTCATCAGAAGTTATAGAGTCAAACATTGCCTCTTGTAATTTGCTCCCGAATGCTCTGTTAAAGGGATTGGCAACACCGCCAGCAGACTCAGATGCTTTAGGTAGGCTTCTTAGTTTAGACATAACCAAAGAGCGAAGGTCAATGATTTCACTAATGTCAATGTTTGGATTTTTAGGATCTGCTTTTGTGGCAAAGTCTTCAAGCTTAGGTTTTACTGGCTCAGGAACAGCTTCAGGACCAGGTGCAGATGCTTTCTGACCATAGTTATCAGTAACAGAGTTTTTGATTTCTTGTAATGTCTTCCTGGTATCAACAACTCGGCCATTATCAACAATCGCCCATTGAGCTCCGGTTTTCTTATCATCACCGGTATATCCAAGACCTTCAGCTTCAAGCTGTTCTTGACTCAATTTCTTTAGCTCAACTTTCTGACCATCGTTATCTACAAACGATTTATTCTTTGCGTCAATGTTTGTGTAATTGTATTCAGTGCTTGCGTTCTGCTTTGCAGCAGCTTTAGCTTGCTTCTGAGATTCTTTATACACTGCTAAGTCAGCTTTGTAAGCGTCTACAGCATTCACATACGCTTCTTTATTAGGAACAGAGGCAGCAGGTGTTGCTCCGGCAGATTCTTGTAATATCCTATACTCGTCTTCAAATCCTTTTATAAAGTTTTCTTTTGCCGCTTGAGTGGTAAAAGTCTCTCCAATATAATTATCAACATCAGCAAGAACTTCTTTAGCATTTACTGTAGCATCAGGAAACGAATCGTAAGCTTCTTTCTGCATCTTAACTGCATTTGCTCTTGCAACACCAAGACCGTCTTTTAAAACTATACCAGCATCTTCTGTTGACAGTGGAGTGCCAGCAACATCTGCTGCGTGTCTTGCTTCTTGTATAGCTTCATTAACAGAGCCTTGGATACGGTTCTCAATATCATCAAGTCTTGTTTTTAAGTGAAGTTCAGTAACTGACTCAAGACCTTGATCAGCAATATCGTTAAGCATACCGCCAAGCATTGCTCTACC